CCCCAGCTTGGAAATTTCAGGTGTGTGCGGTCGATTATATTCATTATTTCAAGGTTCTCTAATGATTCACCATGATCAGTGTCCCGATCTTGATGTTGTTTGCGATAAACGCTACTGCGGTTTACTGCCAGCAGCTCACTTTGTCGCTTAACTGTCAGATCCCTATTTTCTGGGTCTACGCATTTGAGGCGGTCCGTCGGAGCCGAAAATTTCATCAGATTTTTTTTTGAGCCAGTCACGCTCTATGAGCAACTGACCGACTTTTTGCTGCAATATAGCTATTTCCTGATCTCTTTCACTAAGCTCTCGCTCCTTGTTTGATGGACCCTTCTGGAACACCTCAGCGGCACGCTCTTGAAACTGCTTGTGCCAGTTGCTTAAAGTTGCTGGAGCTATCTGATATTGATCTGCCAGCTCGTTAAGCGTTTTCTGTCCACTTAGAAGCTCCATTACTACTCTGGCTTTGAATTCTGGACTGTAGTTGTTTTTTCTCTTACTCATAGCTCTATTATATTCGGTTTTACTTCTGTTTGCGTGTCTCTTTTCTTGGGATCATTATAAAATGCTATCAAACAAAAAACTGCTCTTTTGCCTCGAATCAGTAGAGTTTTCATCTTTTGTTGCGATATGCCACGTTTCATATCGTTTGTTACATATATAATATTATCAAAAGAACTAAGGAGTAAACTATGAAAGAAAAGCCATATTCAGAGGATTTCTGGAAAATATTTGATAAATCAATAGCAAGTGCTCAGGAAACAAAGTTGTGGAAGGACTCTCAGTGTATCATCGACTCATCTTTTATTGCTTTACAATCATCATCAGAAGTTGAAGAAAATGTTTTCAATTCTTATAATGATCAGTTTACATTAGCGATGTATTATCTTTATTCATTGATAACAGAGTCCTAAAGGATTTCACAAAAAACATTAAAGGAAGGTAATTAGTCGCAATTACCTTCCTTCGTTCTATTGGATTGCTTTATGCAGCTGATTGTTTAAGCATAGAATTGTTCAGAATATTCTGATAAGCTTCATATCGATACTGGTTGATCATCATGAACTGTTTGTGAGTCGGCTCTATTTGTCTAAGTAAATTAGCTATCTCAGTTGTACTTGAGCAGTGAATTAACCTATGAACGTTTCTATCAAGTATGATTGTGTTATCAATTGTATCTAGTCCGCCGCGAGAAATTGGTGTTATGTGATGCAACTCTCTTTCTTTGGGTAAGAGGTATTTGCCTGTTATATAGCAGCGACAATTTTGAGCGATATATGCTGCCATCCTACAATTACAAATATCTGAGAATGAGTGCTCTAAAACATTTTTGACAAAGTAGTTTGAAAAATCAAGTTTCATATCACGTCCTCCTGCAAGTATTCATAATCTGTGGACATGATTAGATACGGGCGAAAGGTTTCGCATAGATCTTCGACCTGCTCATTACCTAAGATGTGTTTCTTCTCTTTGATATATCCATGACTATTTAGCATGAACAGACAAGCATAGTACCCATGAATAACAACAATATAGCATTCATCAGCATTAAGATCGCTTATGTTTAGATAGGTAGCCATGAGTCCGTGGGCTATTTTATGAAGCTCATAAACAGCGTGTGGCGAATTGCTAATGTCTCTGAAAGCCTTGTCTGCTTCAGCCATTGCAAGTTTTTGGTAAATTGCATTGATATTCTGCTTAAGGTTCAAATATGCTTCGAAATAGTACATTCTGATTTCTGATAATTGATCTAAAATAATTTTATCGTTATACATTGAAAAAACCTCCATAGTTGATTTCAATTTAGTTTCCGCTAAGTGATAAATCTTTTACTGCATCGGATAGGGAATCAAGTGAGACATGCAAATAGTCATCAGTAGTGGTTATTCTTGAATGTCCAACTAATCTTGCAATCGTCTCCATCGGTATTCCTTTTGACTGCAATGTAGTTATGTATGTGTGACGACAACAATGAGGAGACAGAAGTCTTACTCCAGGTATAGACTTAATAGCTTTGTTGTACTTCTTTCTGAAACTGCTGATTGAGTAGATAGGTTTTTGAATAGATGATGACCATATAAAAGTTCCACGACTGTTATCGCGAAGAAACATTGCATACTCTCGACCTTCCAATGGTACGGGTACTTTTCTGACACTCCGCTTGCTTTTTGGAGGACCAAGCATAGCTTTTCCATCCACAGTCATAACTGCCTTGTTGATATCAATGACTGATCCATCTGGTGCAATATCATCCTTACTAAGGATGAGTAATTCCTGAATACGTAGCCCTGTAAGAATTAGTAACCTGATACTATGTCCTATCAAATCGCATGGTAGTTGATCAAAAAGTAAATTAATTTCTTCTGGAGAAAAGGCTTCCTTTTCTGCTTTTGCTGTAAACCCGTAATTATCAATGGTTTTTAAAGGTTTTGCCTTTCTTGCTGGATTATGCATAGTTAACATGTTGTGCTCAGCTGCATCGAAAATTTGAATCAGCATTGCACGACACTTAGTAATTTGAGATTTTGAGTAGCCTTCGCTCGCTATCTTTGCCAGAACCTTGCCAATGTGCATTGGGAGAATATCTTTTAGACTTGATCTTCCCATATGTTTCTTCAGAATTTTCATCGTGTATTTGTAGCCGCAATAAGTTGAAGGCTTGACTTGACCACGGTAGCTTTCATACCATTCATCTGCCCATTCGGCAAAAGTATAGTCTTGATTCATATCTAATCCTTGCGCAACTTTATTATTGAACTCACGGACTTTGGATATGACCTCTTTTTTTGTCTTCCCTGAAAAATAGTGAATTTTTCTTTTGCCATCATCAGTATATCCGGACATGATTTGAGCGCGCCAGTTACCACTAGTAAGCTGAATTATAGAGCCTTCACCATTCGATCGTTTTGCTGCCATGTTAACTTACCTCCTTCATATGACTCATGTAATCATTGAGATAAGCCGGGATACTCGTGTGACGATCAACCCATGCTAAAAATGCATCTCTAGGTATTCTGATTGTGCCTCCCATTCTACATACTGGGAAATCTTTACTATGAGTTAATGCGTAAGCAGCCGACTGGCTAAGTTTCAAATAGTTTTTTACTTCTTTAACAGTAAGATATACTTCGTTCGTGATTGTATTTTTCATGAAATTGACCTCCTAAATAAAATGAAATCATTTGAGTGGAAGCCATCTGCAGAATGAAGTAAGTAACAATGTATGATAATATACTAATGCAGATGTATTCCTTGCATCGAGTTTGGGATTGCTGCTTGCCGTGTAAGTTCTAGACCAACTTATGCGGCTTTTGTAGTTTATTGTCTCTAAGACCACCTCCTATTAATTTGAAAATGCAAATAAATATTTGTATCGTCAAATTTATATTATCATCTAATGATTCCGATGTCAACTAATATTCAAATAAATATTTTAAATGTGTGATTTAAGTATTTAATATGATACTATTATTGTTATCAGCATATAAAGGTAATGTGAGGAGGTAACTAGATGGCAATTAAGTTTTACAAATTGCTTGATGTTCTTAATAAGCGAAATCTTAGCAAGGGAGATTTAAAGAAACTTGCGGGTATATCATCAGTAACCATGGCAAGAATTTCTAAAGGAGATTCAATTACAACAGAAGTACTAAATAGGATATGTGCAGCACTTGATATTCAGCCAGGTGAGTTGATGGAATATATTCCAGATGAGGATGATGAATAATTAACTGTCAATGATGATATTTTTTGACATACAGGACACGTTGAGACGGTAGTATTGATGTCAAGGGTTGAAAATCAGCCGTAAAAAAGGGCTTGAAATAAGGGCATTTCAAGGTTTTTGCCATAAAAACCACCGCTCGGAAATTGCCTGATTCTTACTTCGAGGGAACATGTCAAAACGAGCTTAAAACCTTGTGACAGAGCGATTTAGATGTCAGTGCTTGGCGAGTAGTCAGTTTAGATGTCAGAGGTTCGCGTGTGGTCGATTTAGATGTTTTTTGAAAAACCCGGGCTTGTGTGGTCGGGTTGAATGTATCTGTTATTTATCCATGATTTTTGTTACGTTTCTATTGTTTATGTTCATGGATAGGAAATTATAATTTTTACAAAGGAAGGTATGTATGGAAAATAATATTAATGATTATTTAACCAATGGTGAGTTATTTAGTAAACTCAGTGATTTTACGCGAATTGTAGATCCTTTACAAAAAAGAGTTATTGAGTACGGAAACAAGGAGGTTCTAAATAAAAACATCCACTGTTTTGATTTTTGGGGTAAAAACAAAGTGTGCGATAATTGCATCTCCATGAGGGCTTATAACGACAACACGACATATGTAAAAATTGAGTATAGAAAAGACAAAACATACATAGTGACTGCAGTCCCCTATATTTTAGATAACAGAAAGGTTGTAGTCGAGATTCTCAAAGATATTACAAACAGTTTATTTTTTGAATCGCTTGACGATAAGGGTAATGAATTGACAGGAATTCATGCGCTTATTGATAGTATGAACAAACTTGCTTTTAAAGATCAACTTACGGGGCTGTATAACCGACGATATATTATGGAAAAGCTACCTGTTGATCTTTTGAACGCTAAGCTTTTATCAAAAGAAATATCTATAATTATGGCTGACATTGATTATTTTAAAGCTGTTAACGATAATTACGGACATCCTGCCGGTGATCAGACTCTAAAAAATGTTGCCATAACAATATCCGGATGTCTTAAAAGAGAAATTGACTGGGTCGCAAGATATGGTGGAGAAGAGTTTCTGATTTGCATGCCTGGAGCCGATCTTGAGACTGCAAAGTCAATAGCCGAATGTATGCGAAAGTCAATTGAAAGATCTGTAATCGAATATAATGGCAAGCAATTTAACATAACTGCAAGCTTCGGTATTCATTACTTAAAATCACCAGAAAGTGAGAGCATTGACGAGTTGATAAAACATGCTGATGAAAAGCTGTATTTGGCTAAAAGTAACGGACGTAATAGAGTTGAATATTAAAAAATAAATGGGATTGTGTGGACTGCCGTAATCGTATTCATCGCCGGGAAATCATACAGGAAAATGAAAAGCATAAAGCAAGGCTCCCACACTGCCATCAAAGGCGGCGGGGAGCGGCATAATGACAAAAGCACCTCTGAACCAATCATGGCTCGGAGGTGTTTTTGCGTCTATGGTATTATTCTTCGATATCGATTGCAAGCCCGGATTTGAATTTCACGGTGAAGTGGTCGTTGAAGACGGTAATCTTCTCGATGAGTTTTTTGACCAGAGCCTCATCAAACTCTGTTATGTCGGTTTCCTGCTCGGAGATGAAGTCCTGCAGCTCCTTGATCCGGTTCATGGCTTCTTCCCGGTGGTGGCTGTCAAGCTCTGATTGTTCTTTCTGGTCACGGAGCCGGAAAATCTCATCAGCGATGGCATCGTAGTCCTGTTTATTGTTTGCCTTCTTGATGAGCTCCTTTTGCAGTTCCAAGAGCCTGCTCTGAATGCCGTCCGGTGAGAGGGTGTCAGCGTTGACCACAGCCTTGGCGATGTTCTGCTGTAAGGTTTTAAGAAACACGTCGCGTTCGGTGAGAAGCTGATTGAAGGCCTTGACCGTAATTTCCTGCAGCAGGAGCTCGTTCACCGTCCGATTGGTGCAGTTCTTTTCAGCCGAGGTCGGTTCCAGACGGCTGATGCAGCGCCAGACGATGGATTTGCAGCCGTGGTTGTTCCAGTGAACGCGCCGGTAAAGCTCACCGCAGTCACCGCAGAAAACCATCTGTGCAAAACAGTGATTGCAGGAGAAACTGCGCTTCTTGCCTGTCGGGCTGACGTGGACTACCCGGCGACGGACAAGCTCCGCCTGCACCTGCATGAAGAGGTCTTTTGGAATGATCGCTTCGTGATCGCCTTCGACGTAGTATTGAGGGACGGTGCCGTTGTTCTTGATCCGCTTTTTTGTTAAGAAGTCTGTGGTATAGGTCTTTTGAAGCAGCGCGTCACCCATATACTTCTCGTTCCGGAGAATTTTGTTGATGGTGCTGGTGTGCCATTTTTCTTTTCCTGCTCCGGTTAAAATGCCGTCAGCCATAAGACCGGCGGCAATCTTGTCCATGCTGGAGCCTTCGAGGTATTCCCGGTAGATGCGTTTTACGATTTCTGCCTGTTCCGGATCGATGACGAGGTTGCCGTTTTCATCCTTGGTGTATCCGAGGAAGCGGTTGTGGTTAACCTGAACCTTGCCCTGCTGGTAGCGGTATTGAAGGCCGAGCTTGATGTTCTCGCTCATGGATTGGCTTTCCTGCTGGGCAAGGCTCGCCATGATCGTAAGGAGCACCTCGCCTTTGGCATCCAGCGTGTTTATGGACTCCTTCTCAAAATAGACTGGAATGTTCTTGTCCTTGAGCTGCCGGATATATTGGAGGCAGTCGAGGGTGTTTCGGGCAAATCGGCTGATGGATTTGGTGATGATCATGTCGATGTTTCCGGCCATGCACTCCTCGATCATGCGGTTGAACTCGTCACGCTTTTTGGTGTTGGTACCGGAGATGCCATCGTCCGCAAATATGCCTGCCAGCTCCCAGTCAGGATTTTTCTGGATGTACTCCGTGTAGTGCGTGACCTGCGCCTCGTAGCTTGTTTCCTGTTCTTCAGAATCCGTACTGACGCGGCAGTAGGCTGCAACACGGAGCTTTTTCTGTTCAGATTGCTTTACTGTGTTCCCGACCTGCCTTTTGGCCGGGATGACCATAACATTTCCCATTAGATCGCCTCGCTCTCAATGAGGCTGTACAGGTATTCTGCCTGTAGCCTCGGATCTTCATAGTGTTGCTCTGCCGCTGCCATGCGAAAGCCGGTAGGAGACGCTGCAGGCTTTGAGTTCTTTTTCCTGTTCAGCCTGCCAAGTTTCCCGGCGCGTTCCAGACGGATGGCAGCAGCTTTATCGTAGGTTTCCTGATCGATGATGGCCGGGTAAAAATCGTCTCCGAGGTAGTGTCTGTTTTCCATCAGACGCTTTGCTGTGCCGTGGTAGGTTTCAATGCCAGCAGCGGCAGCAGCCTTGGCCAGAGCCATCCCGGAGATGTAATTCTTATAGAGCTTCCGTATTTTATTGGCTTCATCCTCTTTAATCGTGGCGCGGCCGTTTTCAATGCTGTAGCCGTAGGGTGTATGTCCCATGTTTTCACATCCTTTCCCGAAGCGTCAGACCGCATTTCAATTCAAAGCACACTTCATTTCTGGAGCGCACAATGATGCGGTTCACATATTCTTTAAACAGGGCATCATCGAATTCCTGAAGTATTCCACCTTTTTCTGTAAAGTGCAGAAGCGTTGTGGCTGCAGTAACCTTTGTTACATCTCCGGAAACGGCGTTTTTCAAGGCGTTAATCTCATCCCGGCAACTGTCCGCCTGCGAAAGCAGCTCGTTCGTTTCCTTGTTAAAAAGGATCGGGTCGATGATGCCCTGTGTCATGAGCTTTGTCAGCGTCTCGCGCTTTTCTGTGTTTTGCGCCAACAGGGTCTGTATTTCCTGAATGCGCCGAAGCGAGTCATCAGACGAAGTGTTTTTCAATGCGTCCACATATGGTTTTAGGATGATCCTGTGCGCGTAGACCAGCTTGTTCATCATGGTGACGAAAGCCTGCTTCAGATCATCGTCTTTTACAAAAAGCATGTGGCATTTATCTTTATCCTTGATGTGGGTACTGCAGCACCATGCGGTGTATTTGTATCCGGTGCAGCTGTGTATCCGGCGCTTAAAGGTATCGCCGCACTCGCCGCAGATGATCTTCCCGGAGAAGGTGTAGCGATTCTGGTATTTGTCGCTCCCTTTGACGACACCTTTTTCCGTTGCCCGCTGGTGAATAAAAGCGTGAGCAGCTTCAAAGTCCTCCCGGCTGATGATTGCCTCGTGATGATCCTTGACCATGTACTGTGTCTGCTCGCCGTGATTGTTGTGCCGGACAAAGCGTGAATCCGAGTACGTTTTCTGGAAAAGGCAGTCGCCGACATACTTCTCATTGGAGAGCATCCCACGAATGGTTGTGGCTGTCCAGCGTCCGTTTCGCTTGGTAGGAATGCCGCGCCGGTTCAGGTCATCCGCGATGGCGTGGGTGCCTTTGCCGGAGAGCAGCGCTGCGAAGATTTCTTTTACCACAGCCGCCTGCTCCGGATTAATTACCATCTGCTCGCCATCCCAATCGTAGCCGTAGGGTGGGTAGCTGACTTTATAGGTGCCGCTCTCAAAGCGTTTCTGGATTGACCACTTGCTGTTTTCTGATATGGAAACAGACTCGCCTTCGGCCATGCTGGAGAGAATTGCCAGAAACAGCTCGCTCTCCATTGAGCCGGTGTTGATATTTTCCTTCTCGAAATAAATCGGAATGTGCAGGGCGAGCAGTTTTCTTACCAGTTCTAAGCAGTCCGTTGTGTTCCGGCTGAAGCGGCTGATGGATTTTGTGATAACAAAATCCACTTTACCGGCCTTGCAGTCGTCAATGAGTCGTAGGAGCTCCGGGCGCTTGTCCTTCTTGGTGCCAGTGATGCCTTCGTCGTAATAGAGTCCAGCGAACTCCCAGTCATCACGGGATGTGATGTAATTTCCGTAGTGGGTTTTCTGTGCATCAAGGCTCTCAAGCTGGGCATCAGAATCCGTAGAGACGCGGCAGTAGGCGGCTACCCTGATCTTCTTGAGTTTAACTTTCGAGCTCGCTGTTTCCGCGATTTTCGTGACTTTTTTCAAGGGAAGTCCCTCCTTTCCGTACGTCTATACATCACTCTAAAGCGACTACATATCAAGGGATTTTCGGCATTATTTCCGCGAACAAGGGGGAGAAAGTTTCCCGATTGATGGCGGTTAATTTGTTGAATTCAGCCACAGAAATGAGGCCGTCATCGAGCATCTTCTTTGCGATTGTCTGCGCTCTGCGGTAGTCCAGATCGCCCTGAATCCGCTCTTGCGTGAAATATCCAGATTGAACATTTGTGATTTCGTCTGTCATAACATATCCACCTCCAGTTTCCACTGGAGATGAACTGCCTTTTTGAGCGGAGGAAAATAAAAAAAAGCCTGCGGGTATTCCGAAGAACACTCGCAGGCATAGTAGATTGGATATTCAGTTATTTCACTCTGATCTTCCAGCCGGTCAGAATAAGGTTGACGTTTTTGATGAGCGTCGGGTTGAGCTTCTGGATCGCCGAAACCGTGGTGCTGTATTTCTTAGCAATTCCGGAGAGGGTATCACCGCTTTTTACGGTGTAGTAGACAGGAGTAGATTCCTGCTTTTTCACCAGAGCATTGACCTTTGCCTGCACGGCAGAATAATCATACCCGGCAGCGGTGAGGCGTTCTTTGCGGTCGGTTCCGTTTCCCCATTTGCCGTCCAGCACCTCTTGCGCCAGCTCATCTACGGTCTTTGCCGGAGTGACCGGAGCAGGAGTGGCAGGCTTGCTGTCATCGGACGCAGACTTTGTAAAGCCGTTGAAGCCGCCGTTCTGGATAATGGCAGGATAATCCACATAGGCGTAGTCCATATCCACATTACCACTGATGCCGTCAACAGAGCCCTTGGAAGAATACTGCCAGATGCCGTAGTCGCCCTTATAAGAACATTTGCTGGCATACTGCGCTACCCAGTGAGCGTAGGGCGTGAGTTTCGTGTCATCCATGCGTTCTTTGAAGCCGGAAACAGCGGAGCCATAGATCCCGACGAAGTATCCGGCATCTTCCATAGTTTCACAGAAAGCAATGGTGGCCTCAGTGATTCCGGCCTTGGCAGAGGCAGGCTGCGCTTCGTTATCCATGTAGACCGGGTATTCCAGTTGCTTGCCCTTCAGGATTTGCAGGAAGCGCTCGGCATCTGCTTTTCCGGTGGCAGCAGTCACGCAGTCCTTTCCGACAAAGTAATAAGCGCCGATGGGGATACCGGCAGCCTTAGCGCCTTTGTAATTTGCTTCCCATTTGCTGTCCGTATAAAAACCGGCATCGGAGCCGCCAGCTTTGATGATGGCAAACTCGATACCGGCCTTTTTGACCTTATTCCAGTCAATGGTTCCCTGCCAATGACTGACGTCGATTCCTTTTCTCGTCATGTTATTTTTCCTCCTCATCGTGACGGTCATGGAGCTGCTCCAAGACCTCCTTTAATTTCTCTGGTACCGGCAGGCCGAGGTGTGCTGCGTTCTCCGTCAGCGACAGACCTTCATTGGACAGGTAGAAGAAGATGATCGCCGTGCGGAGCACTCCCGGATGGCCGAGTACCTGAACATCAATGACGTTTCCGATGCCTATCAGCAGGAAGATCAGCACCTTGCGGCAGATTCCCTTAAAGCCGACCTCGCTTGAGAGCTTTTTGTCTGCGATGGCACACATGATGCCGGTAAGGTAGTCGCAGGTCACAAAGATCACCAGAGCAATCAAGAGTCCGTCACAGCCGCCAAGGAAATAGCCAAGCCAGCCTCCGACAGCGGCAAATACCAGTTGGATCGTGTTCCAGAATTCTTTCATGAGAAAATCCCTCCTTTGTGCAAAATAAAAGCCGCCTGCATTTTGCAGACAGCCTCGTGAACTGTATCCGTGTATAAAGTTATATCTGTTTTGGCAGCGCTTCCCAGAGCCGCATATCTTCCTGTCCCAGCGACCACATGGCAAAGCCTCTCACTCCCCAGCGGTAGGCCGCTTCGTTTGCCCAGTAAACGAGCGAGTCCACATCCTGATAGTAGAGGATGGAAAAGCCGTCTGCGTCTCCGAGAAAGAGCCTTGCTATCCAGATGTCGATATCCTTTGGCGTGATGGTCACCGTATAATCGTTGCCGCAGGTCAGGGCAAGCTCATGGGAGTGGTAGAATTCATAATCCAGCGAAATACTCTCGCTGCGTGTCGCATCCTCCTCGATATCCGAGGTCAACGTAAACACCTGAAATTCCGTATCCCACGTGGCGTTCGACCGGCTGATCCTGCCATACTGCGTAACTGTGCCGTCCGGGAAGGTAACATCAAAGCGTTCGTATGGCTCGTAAGTCCACGCATCGCCAAGGCGGAGCAGCTCGCAGACCGTCCGGTTATCTGATCGGTATCCGGCATAGCCTCCGGAAAAGCCGCTGACTGTAGCAGTGAAGCGAAGCGTATAGGAAGAACCGGAATAAACACGCACCTTATTCCCACGGATACGCATCTCGACCGTGTACATGGATGGATCGGTACGAAGGTCGGCGTTTGCTGTCCGCTCTATGGTCTGGCTGTAGCTGCCAAGGAGCGTGCTGCCATTATAAAGATCCACAGCCTGAGAATCATAATTCAGGCAGCAGAACAGATCACCGCAGAATACTCCGGCCTTGCCACTTCCTGTTGCAGGAAAGGCCAGCCTTGTCCGCAGGTGAATATCGGAAAAGCCATCGTATCGCCATGCGAGCTTTCCGGAGCCGTCAAGCTGGGAGTAGACGCGGCTTTCGGAATATTCATCTTCGCGCCATACCGTCCAAGAGCCTGAAAGGGTCGTCCAGTAGTTTGTTTGCAGCACACCGTAGTCCCGGAAATCCTCATACCAGATGAGGGCAGAATCCGGCTTTCGCCTCAGCATTTCGCAGGTGAGCTTGAAAGCTCTGTCCGGCTGACACTCGTTGCCGTCCACGTCGATAAAGTGGCGTGGAGAGAGCGTAAAGGTCGCAGTGCCTGCAGAGGGAGCCTCCGAAAAGCTGCTGCAAACACGGTAGCCGTAAAACTGTACGCCTTTTACATCTACGGATATCACGATGGTGTGCGTCCCGGCAGATAGTGAAATGTTGCTGGCGAGTGTCGCCCAGAAGGTGCTTCTCCAATATGGCCACCAGAGCCTGCTTTCCGTAAAATGCGTCGTGTTGCCGTCAATCGAAACATAGATGCCGTTTTTATCCCAGAAGGGATAGCAGAGCCGGATGGCAATGTCGTAGGTTCCGGCGCTTGAAACGGAAAAGGTATATGTGGCAGAGCCCGCATCACCGAGAGTGGCCACGCCGTTTTCAAAGGATACAATGCCGGAGTAGGAGCTTGTCGTTCCATCCGCATCCACATAGATGGTGCCGAACTCTGTGTGTTGCTCTTTGCTATAAGCCGTCAGATAATGCCGCCTGTTATAGGTTCCGTTCATCAGAGGATACTCATAGCTTGTGGCGTCTCTGCCTTCCATGAAGTCGTAGACCTGCGGAAGCGCCCAAGGTACCATGTCGTAATCGTCCCAGTATGCGAGGATCGGGATGAAGGGCTGCGGTGGAGCATCGTCCGTGAAGTTGTATTGCCCGGTCATCCAGTTCTTTGCCGCATAGTAGGTATTTGATGTGCCGCGATAAGTTTTACCGAGGTTTGCAGGAAGATCATAAATCTGCCAGTTCCAGCCGTATGCAGGAAGGCCGAAGAATATCTTATCCGGATTCATGACCGTGACCGCATAGTCGTAAATGCCCTCAAGCCAGTCCCTTGGAGAGACGGCTCCGGGAGCAGAGCCTGCCCACGCCATGCCATAGCTCATGATGGCCGCCGTATCGCAGTAAGCGTTGAGGTCGCCGTAAACGCACCAGTTTTCACCTCCGACCGAGCCGTTGATGGAATTCATACCCGGCAGGCAGATATTCATGAGCTTGCTGCTGTCGTAACCTTTTACTGTGTTATAGATATTCCGAAACATCGCCGTAGAGGCAGCGTGCGTGGAATATCCGTCGCCTTTCTCAAGGTCAATGTCGATGCCGTCGCACCATGGGTATTTTTCCATAATGCGGACGATCTCCGAAAGGAAGGTATCCTGAGCGCCGTCGGTGTTATCCCGGAGAGCTGCAAAGATACTGTTCGTGCCATCGTTGGATATCGTCAGCAGCCATTTGATGTGTGGCCATCGGTTGATGTAGGTCAGCATATTGGAAATAGCCACGCCGCTTTCCGTGATGATACCGGTGCGCGATACCTTAAAAGAAAAGAGACCCACCTGTGACAGGCGGTCTCCATATGCGGCAAGTGCCTGATACATTCTGGAATTGCCCATGAATGTCCAGACCATGCACTTGCGGCCTTTCAAATAATCATAGCTCACAGGGCATCACCTCCGTCCTGCAT